CGTTTCGGAATGGACGGACTCCTTCAAGAGCCTGACCGCCAGCACCCGTGAGGAGCTCACCAGCCTGAAGGAAACTGCCGACCAGGCAGGCTATTCTTCCGTTTCAGCACAGTTGCAGGCCGACATCGACACTCTGGACTCCATGGACAAAGAGATCGCCCGGCTGCTGAAAAAGAAGCAGAACAGGAAGCTGTCGGAACGAGACAAAGTCCGCCTGCAGGAGCTCATCGACACCCGTGAGGCTATTGAGGTCAAATACCACCTGACCGCCGCTGACACGGACGGCTTCGACACCATCCGGAACAAGGTGGAAGCCGAAGTGGCCCGTGCGGAAGCCCGTGGACAGGAAGTCAGCGCAACAGTATATGAAAACGCCATGGTCGCTGCCGCCGAGGGCATGTCCGCTGTCAATACTTCTCTAGACGAGCAGTACGACAAGGAATACGCCCTGATCCAGCTGATTGAGAACAGCGCGGAGCGCCAGCAGGCGCTGGATGCCCTGAACGCCAGGTACAACAGCGACCGCCGGGCCGCTGCCATGGAATACGCCCAGCTGATGGCCGACGTCGTGATGCCTGTGTGGCAGCAGAGTGATATCCAGACCGCAAAAACTCAGGTGGGCGACCTGATGCAGCTGCTCCGGCAGTACAGCGCGGCATCCACCGACGCGGAGAAGAAATCCTTCCTCCCGCAGCTGAACCAGCTGACGTCCAGCATGGATGAAGGTGCTCTGACGGAATACGTTGGCCTTCTGACCCAGATCCAGTCCCTGCTGGACAGCGGAATGTCGGAATCCGAGGTACAGGCCATGTTCCCGGATATCGACTTTTCTTCCGCGCTGGAGCAGCTGGCCGCGATCCAGACCTACCTGAACCAGAATAAGTGGGACACCAACCTGACCAGCCTGAACGAGATGTTCGGGGAAGCCGTCGGCGAGGAAGTCCTGAAGATCACCACTGATCTCGACATGACCGGAGCGCAGGCCCGCTGGAATGAATGGGCCAGCAATCCCGGCGCGATCACCACGGATGCGGTCATTCAGGGATATACGGAAGCGGAGAACGCGACCAAACAGCAGCCGCTGGTGGATGCCTTTGTGGCGAAGTACACCGAGCAGCCGGAAGGCGCGGACAAGTCTTCGCTTACGCCTGCCGGGCTGGTGGCCTATGTGCAGACCTATGCCGAAGCCACCACGGGCACCGACGTGTCCGGGCTGAATCCCACCAACGTGACTGCCATGGTCAGCGCTTACAAGGAACTGGCATCCGGCACCGATGTAACTCAGCTGAAGCCCAGCGAGATCACGGCCTATGTGTTCAAATACCTGGAGGACAACAAGGTCGATACCACCGGGCTGACGCCGGAAGCGGTGACGGCCTTCGTCATGGCCTATGAGGAGGTCACAGGCGGCGCTTCCACCGCTGCCCTGAAGCCCTCTGATGTCGTTGGCCTGATCACCAAATATGCTGAAGCCGAAAATGTGGATGTGTCTGCGCTGACCTCCGCCCAGGTGGAAGGCATCGTGACCAAGTTCGCCGAGGCGACTGGCTGTGACAAGTCCGAGCTCCTCCGGGAGTTTACCGCTTACATCACGGAATACAAGGAAGCTGCAGGCGTGAAGAAGCCCACCTTGAACATGCAGGTGGGCCTGTCCGGCTATGATCTTCTGGCTTACCGCCGCTGGCTGAAGAACAATAAGGTCGAGGTGGAAGGCGTCGTCCGGCTGTCCGAAGTGTATAAAGATCCCAGCGGTGTGCTGGGCGAATCCGGGGTGAAATACTGGAAGGACGGCGAAGAGATCCCCGTGACCGCTGTCACCTCCGATATGCTCCGCCCCGAGGATGTGGCCATACTGGACAAGGACGGCACCATGCACATCCTGCTGACCACGGAGATCACCGGCGCACCGGAAGCTATCGCGGAAATGCGGGAACAGGTCGCCGAGGTGGATCAGCTGGGCATGACTTCGCTGGGCACCGCCCTGACAGGCATCATGCCTAAATCCCTGATGGATTATATTGACGCTGCCGAACAGCGGATCAAGAATGCCAAGGGCGATCTGGATCAGTGGTACAACTTTATCTACGGCGGCAACGAAGGCATCATGCGGACGCTGAACCAGTCCATGATCAACGACTTCGATCCGGAGAATGTGGCCCAACTGGCCACCTATGTTTCCGAGGTAGTTACCGCCATCCAAAGCGGTCAGGAGGTCGGCCAGGAGGATATTGACAACCTGAAGAAGATCCTGCAGTTCGTGCAGGACTTGGATTCCGTGGGCGTTGGCCAGAATGTGACCGAAGGCATCGCGGAAGGCATGACCGCCGCCGGATGGGATACCAGCGCAGAAACGTTGGCCTCCAACCTGGAGACAGCCATTAACTCCGCGCTGATCATTAACAGCCCGTCTGAGCGCATGAAGCCCGCTGGCGAATATGTCGCGGCAGGTGTCGGCGCAGGCATGGGAGGCTACGACTTTTCTACGGATGCAGCGACCCTGGCGACCAATCTGGAAACCGCCATCAGTGCTGCCTTGGGCAGTGAAGCCCTGAGCCCTTCCGGCACGACAGCGATGGCCGGACTTGCAGGCGCTCTCACTGCCTATGACATGAGCGGCGCTGGCAGCACAGTTTCTTCCAATGTGAAGAATGCCGTTTCACGCAGCCTGACCGCCACCAGCCTGAAGTCCATTGGCACCAATGCCATGGCGGGCCTGAAGGCAGGCATCAACGCCGGGCGCTCCGGTGTGGTCAGCGCAATGCAGTCCGCTGCCCGTGCGGCTGTGAACGCCGCCAAGAAAGAACTGAAAATTGCTTCTCCTTCGCGGGTGTTCCGGGACGAGATCGGCTCCATGACCATGAAAGGCTTTGGAGAAGGCGTCCTGCAGGAAAGCCGGGTGCAGGCGCGGACAATCCGCAATGCTGCCCGCTTCCTGACGGGTGAAGCCAAAGAAGGCGCGATTGCCTTTGGAAATAACGACAACCGGAAGACCTACAACCAGACGAGCTCCGTCAACCTGTCCGGCAACAACTTCTATGTGCGGGATGAGCAGGATATCCGCTCCCTTGCCATTGAGATTGCCACCCTGACAAAACGCCAGCAGCGCGGCAAAGGGCTCCGGATGGCCTGATTTTACTTGACTTTCCGGGCCAGCAGAGTGAGTAATACTGCTACCCCAACGGAAGGAGGAAACACCATGGGATTCATGATGCAGATCAGGCCGGAGGTGCTGGAAAAGCTCCGGGAGGATTATCCAACCGGGTGCCGTGTGGAGCTTGTCCAGATGTTTGAGGAACCGCGCAAGGACATGGTTCCCGGACTGACCGGAGAGGTGATGTTCGTGGACGATGCGGGCGGCATTCATGTTGCCTGGTCGAACGGCTCAACCCTCGCGGCGATCCAAGGGATCGACGTTATCCGCAGAATTGACTGATCACAATCAACTGCCAAAGGGCCGCCCGTCAAAAGGCGGCCTTTTGACGTCTTTGGAGGAATTCTCATGCAGGACTATTTTCTCTGGAATGGGGTGGACTGCCGCACCTACGGCATTCACGTGACAGAGCAGCCGCCTATCACCATTCCCGCTGAACGGAGCACCCAGACCAATGTGCCCGGCAGGCCGGGAAGCCTGACGCAGCTGGAAGGCGAAGACGTCTATGACGATATGATTCTCACCGCCACCTGCTTCATCTCTGATCCGGCGCAGATCCCGGTCATCGCCGCCTGGCTCAAAGGCAGTGGTACAGTGACCTTTGCCAACCGGACAGGCGGCTACTACAAAGCGCGGATTGCCAACCAGATCCCCTTCGAAAAGGTGCTCCGGGGCAACCCTCACTGCGCTTTTGCCGTCAACTTTCGCTGCTATCCATTCTTCTATGCCGATGCCGCCGCTGACATCACGGTCACCACATCAGGGACGATCATCACGAATTCGGGAAGCGTGTATTCCGAGCCAATCCTGACGGTGACAGGCTCCGGGAATATTACCCTCATGGTGGGCTTGACCATCGTGGAACTGGAGAATATCTCCGGGAGCATCGTTATTGATTCGGTACTTCAAGAAGCTTACCAGAGCACTGCCCTGATGAACGACCATATGAACGGCGAGTTCCCGGTACTGAAGCCTGGACAGAACGCTATCAGCTGGACTGGGACGGTGACGAAGATCGTTATTCGGCCAAATTGGCGATCTATATGATCTTCCGGTGCACAGTGCTCATCCGATTATCTTGACAAATATTATCGACAGCAGTATAATTCTAAATAGAACAGTAAACTGTACCCCGTAAAACGGACACGGGAAAGAGTGGCATTTGAGCCGACGTCCCCGGTAAACGGACGGTAAAGAAGTCGCAAAACCCCTGGCAGCGGACGTTATACGGGCAGAAGAAGTGGTAGAATGTGCCCATCGTGTCAGGTCGGAGAGGTGGGTACCATGAGCAAGAAGCTATTCAGCAAGAA